TCATCTAAACGATAGAGAAAAAGAAATGATTGTCAGATCACTTTCTGCTATCGGACAAATAGAGGTTGCAGTAAAAACTTTTTGGGCTAAGCTTGGTCAAAACTTACCTCACCCCAGTCTTACCGACCTTGGTTATGTTATGGCTAACGTTGAAGTAATTCATAATAATGCATACGAAAGATTAATTACATTATTAGAAATGGAAGATGTATTCGAAAAAAACCTAGAACTTGACATCATTCGTAATAGAGTTAAATATTTGCGCAAGTATAATCACAAGTATTATAAAGATTCTAAGAAACAGTATGTATACTCACTAATTTTGTTTACTTTATATGTAGAGAATGTATCACTCTTTAGTCAGTTCTATACAATTAACTACTTTAATCGATTTAGAAACATGTTAAAAGACACTGCTCAACAAGTAGCATATACTTCTAAGGAAGAACTAATTCACTCAATGGTAGGAATTAAGTTAATTAATACTATTCGTGAAGAAATGCCTGAGCTATTTGATGAAGAATTTTGTGAACTAATCAGAACTCAATGTACTAAAGCCTATGAAGCCGAGTCTGCAATTATTGAATGGTCAATTAACGGCTATCAATCAGAGTACTTAACATCTGATATTATGAAAAACTTTATTAAAAATCGATTAAACGAAAGCTTAAAAGAAATTAAAATAGAACCAGTATTTACTGACGTCGACAGTGAATTACTTGAAAAAACAACATGGTTTGATGAAGATGTACTTGGTAATACAGCAACAGACTTCTTCTACAAACGTCCTACTGAATATTCAAAAAATGACAAATCATATGACGAAGATGACTTGTTTTAAGTATAAATTATATTATGAGCGAAAAATACTATTGGTTAAATGAAGACAGCCGCCTGTTCTTAGAACGCGGTTATTTAGAGGGAAGAGAAACCCCTGAAAGTAGAATCAGAAACATTGGCAAACGAGCCGAAGAGATTCTAAAAAAAGAAGGCTTCGCAAAGAAGTTTGAAGATTATATGTCACGAGGTTGGTATTCACTCGCCTCTCCTATATGGGCAAACTACGGTAAAGAACGAGGTCTACCTATATCTTGCTTTGGTTCTTATATTGACGATACAATGGAAGAAATTCTTTATACAGTTTCTGAAGTTGGTATGATGTCTAAAATGGGCGGAGGAACATCTGCTTACTTTGGCCATCTCAGAGGAAGAGGAAGCGAAATTAAATCAGGTGGACATTCATCTGGTCCAGTCCACTTTATGGAACTATTCGAAACAGTAACTAATGTAGTATCACAAAGTAATGTTCGTAGAGGTTCATTTGCTGGTTATCTTAATATAGATCATCCTAATGTTGATGAATTTTTATCTATTCGAAACGAAGGTAATCCAATACAGAATATGTCATTTGGTGTAACTGTATCCGATAAATGGATGAAAGCCATGGTCGAAGGTGATAAAGATAAACGTAAGACTTGGGGTAAAGTAATTAAGAAACGATTTGAGTCTGGTTATCCATACATCATGTTTAGTGATAATGTAAACAAACACAAACCTAAAGTATATAAAGATAAAAAGAAAACAGTATGGGGTTCAAACCTTTGTTCTGAAATTTGTTTATCAACTGAAGTTGGCGAATCATTTGTTTGTTGTTTATCTTCTATGAATTTACTTCATTATGAAGAATGGAAAGATACAGATGCAGTAGAAGTATTAACTTACTTTTTAGATTCTGTAATGTCTGAATTTATTGAAAAAGCACAAAAAATTTCGTTCATGAAACGAACTGTTAACTTTGCTGTTAATCAAAGAGCATTAGGTATTGGAGTATTAGGTTGGCATTCATACCTTCAAAGAGAAAAAATACCATTCGAATCATTAGAAGCCAATATGGCTAATATACAAATTCATAAATTGATTCAAGAAAAGTCTCATGCGGCATCTAAAGAAATGGCTAAAGTATATGGCGAGCCGCCGTTATTAAAAGATTACGGTATGAGAAATACTACTACAATGGCAATCGCGCCAACTACATCTAGCTCATTTATTCTTGGTCAAGTATCACCAAGTATCGAACCATTGAATAGCAACTACTTTGTAAAAGATCTTGCAAAAGGTAAATTTACATATAAGAATCCAGAACTAGTTAAAGTTTTAGAAGAACACGGACAAAATAATAAGGATGTGTGGAAATCTATTCTAGTTACTGGTGGTTCAGTACAACACCTTATGTTCTTAACTGACGAAGAAAGAGCAGTATTTAAAACATTTGGTGAAATATCTCAGAAAGATATTATTATTCAAGCAGCATCCAGGCAAAAGTATATTGATCAGGCGCAGTCATTAAATCTTATGATTCATCCTTCGACGCCACCGCGTGATATAAATAAACTATTAATAGAAGCTTGGGAATTAGGAGTTAAAACTTTATATTATCATCGTGGAACAAATCCTGCCCAAGAGTTAAGTAGAAACTTATTAACTTGTTCAAGTTGCGAGGGATAATATGGAAGATGACATTTTTGTGGAATGCCCACACTGTGGAATTAGATACACGATATCATGTACAGAAATAGTAATATCAGATATACAAGACGATCCGAATGATATGTATCCAAAGTATTGTTCATTTTGTGGAAAGGAGATAGAGATATAATGGATTGGTTAATTATATTAGGATTGACAGTAGTGTTAGCCGGAATGGTTGCATTAGCCTGGAAATTTAGAGCAAAATAAATGATTATACAAGTATTCGAATGACTAATAAATTAATTTCGAATGATACAACGGGAGATAAAATACAAAGAATAATTATATGTATAGCTTCTTTTTTTATACTATCACAAATTATAATTACTTTAACTAAAATAGAATGAGTGAATGGACATATAATAAAAAACCGTTTGATACCGATATGATTGAAGACTATATCGGATTTGTTTACGAGGTGTATGATACAGAAGCCAAGATGAAATATATTGGTAAGAAAAAATTCTGGTCTAAAGTAACTCGTCCACCGTTAAAAGGTAAAAAGAATAAAAGAAGATCGCTCAAAGAGTCCGATTGGAAATCATATTACGGTTCATCTGAAATCGTCAAAGATCTGGTGGAAAATACAGGTGAGTGGCGTTTCAAAAGAAAAATCCTTAGACTTTGCAAAACAACTGGTGAAATGTCTTACTATGAAATGAAAGCACAAATAGATAATGATGTTTTACTTAAACCAGATAAGTATTATAACGCGTTTGTAGGCGGTAAAATACACCGAAAACATCTTAATCATTTAATAAAAAAGTAGTGTACATTTAATGTGGTATTTGGTATAATATACACATAATTGAGATAGGAAATATATTATGATACTAGTAGATTACTCAGGCATTTGTATGGGCGCATTCTTCGCCCGCGGATCTGGACCAGATGAAGGTCTGCTTCGTCACTTTATTCTTAATTCACTAAGAATGCATAACGCAAAATTTAAAGCCGAGTACGGTAAAATGGTTATATGCTGCGATGGCGGAACATGGCGTAAAGATTATTTTCCTGAATACAAAGCCAATCGTAAAAAAACACGTGAAGAAAGCGATGTAGATTGGGCTGATGTATTTAACACTTTCGGCAAAGTACAACAAGAAATATCAGAGCATTTACCATTTGATGTTATACACGAATACGGTGCAGAGGCAGATGATATTATTGCAATACTGACTAAAGAAACACAAGACTTTGGTAAACACGAACCTATTATGATTGTATCAGCCGATAAAGATTTTATTCAACTACAACGTTATAGTAATGTAAAACAATATTCGCCTCTTACTAAAAAGTTTATCGCACATGATAATCCAGTTGAATATTTACGCGAACATATATTTCGTGGAGATAGTGGTGACGGTGTTCCAAATGTACTATCAGATGATGATGCATTATGTAATGAAGACAAAAGGCAAACACCATTATCTAAGAAAAAGATCGATAGCTGGTGTAATGCAATGAACGAGTCTGGCACAAACGGACTTCAAGATATAATGCCGACACAAGCATATCGTAATTATCAACGTAATAACCGTGTAATTAATCTAGATAATATTCCAGAAGAAGTTACAACTAAAATAGTTGAGAAATATAATAATGTGAAATCAACACCAAATATGAAAGCATTAAATTATTTAGTTGTTAATCGGTTAAACAACTTAATTGAATCGGTAGGAGACTTCCACAGACCATGAGTATAGATGCACATGTATATGATATAATGGATAAAGACCAAGTCCGAAAAATAAAAGATGAACTTGTCTGGTTAGAAGATAATCTTGAAACAGTTGGTGATGGTTTTTGGCTTGACAAAAATGCTACTCCTAAAAATACAGTAGAAAAATATATTTTGTCTACATATAAAAAAGTAATAACAGATTCTGGTATTGACGAGTCAGAAGTAGCAGGGTTTGAGTGGTGGCATCATCATGCAATTAGAGAAACAGAAGTAATAGCTATTCATTTTGATTGTGATGAGCAGAAATCAAATGCAAAACATTCTACAGGAATGGTAACACCTTTAAGAGGAACTATAACATATATAGAGGAACCTAATCAAGCGCCGACAGTAATAATGGGAATAAAACAAGAAAGCGAACTACTAGAAGATATAAGTGATAATATATCAAATGTAGCATATTCTTATCCAAAAAAAGGTAGACTTTTATCTTTTAATGGATCATATATGCATGGCGTGTTTCCGCCAAAAAACCCAATGATAAGAATGACACTAATGTATAATATATGGCAGTATCGCCTTCCTGAATTAGTAGATCACTCAGAAAATTCCGATTGGCCAGCTGATACTT